TAATGGGATTTCCTATGAACTGGACAAAGACAGAGCTAATAGAATCAAAGCCCTTGGAAATGCAATCGTCCCACAAATTGCAAGAGAAATAGGTTTGGCTTTAAAAAAAGTTTTAATTGAAGAAGGTAGAGAATGAGTGCCACTTTTGGTTTTGGGATGTTAGGTTATGGTATCGTTTGTTTACTAATCGCATCAATAATCGCATATTTTATAATAAATAAAATTAAATGAAATTGTTATTGACCATAGTGATAATAAGTTTAATTTATTTACTAATTATTTTTTTACTAATGAAATGGAATAGGGAGGACATATGAAATACAACAAACTAGCTTACATGATTTATTGGAACTTTGATAAGAAAACTAGAAATGATTTGTGGACCCAATATGATATAGAAAGAATCGATAATTGGGAGAATAAAGATTGGAATAATAGATTCTATTTAAACTTTGGTAATTGGTTATGGATGAAAAAATTTAAAAAGCATAAAGATCTGTGGATTCCATTGATGCAGAAAGTACAACAGCTTAAGAATGCACAATTAAAATTAATGGCTGAAGGACCCAGTAAAGAGGATATTAGACGCTACACTGAACGCTACACTATTACTAAAAATAAGAATCTTAAACGTGTTATTAAAAATAACAAGTAAGCTTGATAAAAATCTACAATCTTTAATGTTGAGGCATTATACCAAGCCTAAAGGTTTTGTAGGTAGATCTATTTGTTATGCAATTTATTATGATGATACATATTATGGCCATATTATAGGGGGTAGCAGCACTTTGTATCTCAAAGGTCGTGATGAATTCTTTGGTATAGATAAGTCTAAATTAAAGAATATAGTAAATAATATCTTTTACCATATCGAAAAGGTAGATAATAAATACCCATGTCGTAACTTTACTTCTTTAGTTTTGAAAGCTTGGAGAGAAAAAATTATAGAAGATTGGTTAATTAAATATGGGAACAGAGTTATAGGCTTTGAGTCGTTAATAGAACCACCAAGAACTGGTGCATTATATAAAAAAGATGGGTGGGTGCTTGTTGGAAAAACTCATGGTTATACTTGTAAAAGAATTTCTGGAAATGAAAAAGGCATGTTTAAGTATGGTAAAAGAATTTGGGATAGAAAAAATTTAAAACCTAAATTAATTTTTTGTCGTGGGTTATAGTCCATTGACCTCTTAAAAAAATCTGTCAAGTCCTTTGAGCTGCTATTTGTGGTTCGATATAATTAATAGTTGCAACTTAAAAAATTTTTTTATATGACTAAAGACATTGGCAAACTCAATAAGTGTACTGATTGTAATGGCACTGGCTATATCATAACATTACATAAAACGTATGTGGATTGTATCATTTGCAATGGATCAGGAACCACGTCTCACGGCCCTTTAACTTCAGAAGCAGAACAAACTTTAATTTATAAACTTGCGTGGGATTTTATTAATGGCAAAGAAAAAGGATGGTATCACTGATTTAACCAAGGTCTTGGTAAACGCAGCAGAAAAGTTTACTGATGCAGAATACTCCAAGCTTACCCAAGTTATATTTGCCTTACTTCATGGTGTTAATTACGGATATGATACAATGGATCAAAGATTTCTAAATGATGCTCAAGATTTAAAATTTATACACAAATCAGATAAAAATTTAAAAAAACAATTTAAAATTAAAAAAATTCAAAAAGATAATGTTATCTACCTAAAAAATTTTATTAAGGAGACTTCCAAAGATGGTGCCTGATAATTATACTAAAGGGGAAATGATATTAGATTTAAAAGAAATACATCAACACATTAGAGATGAGAACTTACAAGGCGCAGCTATCACCAATTTAATTGAGGATGTTCACGAACATTACGAGGTCGCTACTCGATTTAACTTTAGAAATTCGAAAGGCCACTATCGTGATTTACTCTCCAGACTTGTTAAGACTTATGGGCACTAAAATTACATCTGACATCTTAACAGAAAACCATATAAACAATGAACAAAAACTTTGGCGACATGTAATTTTAAATGCTTTTGAGGATTGTAGAATTGAATCTGGAGATAGAAAGGCTAGTTTAAATAAAACAGATGCACATTATTGGATAGCAAATTCAAAAGATTTTGAACAAATCTGTTGGTGGGCAGGATGGGAGCCAGATGAAGTACGTAATAGATATTACAAAGCTCTTAAAAAAGGCGATATAAAATTCAAAAGAAAACATTTTTTATGGTGGGAATATAATCAATTATTTTTAAGATTAAAAAATGAAACAAATTTAGAGCTGCGGAAAACTTTAAGAAGAAACTTAGAGAATAAAAGAAAACAGATAATGTTAGCGGATAATTGTTATGTGGAGAATTTTTTAAATAGTTTTATGAAACTAGCACAGCTGTAGTCATGGTGGATACCAAAATTTAAACTTAGAGGGTAGGGAGCATTCACCACCCTCTAAGATGAAAGGAATCATATTACTATGAAACATTCCTATAAGATATACGTCTATTTTAAAATTTCAAGAAAAAAAAAGAGCCTAGGGAGATGATAAAACCTAGGCTCTTTTAACTAACAAAAAAGGCATTTGTATGAAAAAAACAAATACACTAATACTTTATACTCACAGAATGTAAGTTGTAAAGATGCAACGGATTGTTTTTCCTAATACACTTTCTTACAAATAAAAAAATAAAAATTATGTAAAACATAAAAAATTCTAGGAAACTAGGAAAATACTATATAAATCAACACTTTTAGAGCAAAATAAACTAGGAAAACACTGGGAAAATTCCTAGTTTTTCTAGGAAAAATTACTATAGAGGACGTCAAAAGTACAAATTTAGTAAAAATTTTTTAGTTGCTAGGAAGAGTATTAGGAAGAATTGTGATATAACTGGTCAAGATGTCAAAAAGAAAAAATGTACTTAAATCCACCTCAGAGCTTACATTAAAGCAAAAGGCCTTTGTAGACATTTATGTTAGTAATTGGGGAGAAATTTCAAAAGTGGAGGCAGCTAAAAGAGCTGGCTATAAATCTAATAAACCGGAAGGTCCCACAGAAATTGCATCAAGACTTACAGATGCTAATAAGAACCCACATGTAGTCAGGTATATGGAGATGAAATACAACCAAGAATTAAAAAAACATGAAGGTGATAAGTTAAAAAAATATAAAAGATTCGAAACATTGAGTAAAAAAGCTGAAGATAAAAAACAATTTGCAGTAGCTGTGAATGCAGAATTTAGATCTGGTCAAATGGCAGGTTTTTTTGTAGATAAAAAAGAAGTTAAACATGTAGGTTTGGAGGGGATGAGTCGTGAACAATTGGAAAAGAGGCTTTCAGAACTTGAAGGTAAAATTGGAGAGGCCAAAAATATCATTGACGTTACGCCAGAAGAGATTAGTTAAAACAGCTCAATGGATGGAAGTTTTCAATGAGGTTCATAACAAACACTTACAAACCTCTGTGGGCATTGTATCAATTTTAATAAAGGAAAAAAAATGATATTTCCGTCAAGCTGCTATGTAAAAAAAACAATATTGCTGTCAAGCTTTCATGTAAATTTTTCATATTTCCGTCAAGCTGTAATGTAAATTTTATGAAAAAAATAAAAAGAAAAAGCAAAAAAATTTCTAGACCAAAAAAAATTTATGAGGAAATTGATAAATATCCAATGGTATCTTGCGAGTGGTTTGATATAATTTCTAATTCAAGTTGGAGTAGTTTCGAAGAAGTAAAAAAAAGTGAACTTGCAACATGCATAACAAAAGGGCATTTATTATCGCAATCAAAAGGTATTACTAGAATTTTTGGTGATTATTCTTTGTCAGATGATAAAAAAAGAATTGAAACCATTGGCAATACAACTTTAATTCCAAATTCTGTCATAAAAGAAATTAAAAAAATTTAGTTGCATTTAAAAAATTAGAGTTTATATCCCTTATTTATGGGATCAATCTTAGCCATAATATTACATTTTTGTATAGTTTACCCATCAAGGGCTTTTTTTATAACTTTTTTCATTTGGTTAATTATTCGTTTTTTATTTAATTATTAATTTGACAATCCCATTAAATCCCATTAAGAGAAATTATGAGCATTAAATTAACAAAAAAAGAAAAGGAATTTTTAATTAGTTGGTTAAGTGATGATTTAGACCTAGCGATTGAAAATAGGGAAACATCATCAAATTATTTAATTAACAAATTAAAATCTATTCTTAAAAAACTAACAAAGAAAGGTAATTAACATGGGCTTTGACTTAAGTGGATTAAATCCAAAAAATGAAACTGGGGAATATTTTAGAAACAATGTTTGGTGGTGGAGACCTCTTGCGCAATATGTGTTAGATGAAACAAAAGTAATCCCAGATGAAGATAAAGAAAAATGGCATTATAACGATTGTTATGAAGTTTCTAATGAGTTTGCAATTCAAATAGCTAGACAATTAGATCACCTTGTTAAAAATGGACATGCAAAAAGTTTCGAGGATAATTGGGAAACTTACAGAAAAAAATTAGAAAAACATAATGAGAGAGTTGAGAAGGAACTTGAAAAGCATGTAAAAAAAGTTCAAAAGAAACTTAACAATTCAGATCTTGCGCCAAGAGATTTTCCAGAGGAAGATAAAAAAATTTGGGACAAGATTTATGATAAAAGAAAATCTGACGCTAGTTATCCATTTTCAGTAGAAAATGTTAAAGAGTTTTCAGAGTTTTGTAAAAATAGTGGTGGGTTTACCATTGGTTAAAAAGAATTTTTTGATTATTTTTGACTATAAGCTAGTAGAGAATAAAAATAATCATGTGGTGCTTTGGCAAAGTCGGGTAATAGTTCCCACGCAAGCACCACATTTATTAACAACAAATGAAAAGGAAACACTATGAGCAAACAAATAAGCAAAGACAATAGGGAGTATTGGCAAGATAAACTTGAGAATAAGTTTAGAGAAAAAAGACAAACTATTGAATCTTTACATCAAGCGGAAATAAACGAGCTAACGCAAAAAAATTTTCCAGTTTTTAAAAAGAGATTAGGATTGGAAAAGGATATTGCGAATTTTTTGAAGGTTGAAAAAGACTTTAACGATTATTCAAAAAATTATGCAAAGAGACTAGAAGAAAAAAGGGAAATGGTAAAAAAACATTTTTCTAAAATAAGAGATAAATTAAAAGCATGGTCAGAAACGAGAACAATTTGGAATGATTATGATATTCCAAAATATGATTATGAAAGTAAATTATATGATTTATCTGATAGGGTTGAAAATTTCTTGAAGGATACTTGTAAAGAAGAAACTAAACAAGCATTCTATAAATCTAAAAAGGGTCAAGAAATCCAAAAACTTTATGATCTGGAAGAAAAAGCAAAAGATCTATTGCATAGTGATATGATTGGCACAGAAATTTTAAAACAAATTTCTGAGATTGCTAAACAAACTCAAATTACTATGACAATACCAAGTGAAACAATAAAACAATTACCTAATGGTTAGTATAGATACACTTGTAAAAATATATAAAAATTTTGGCGAGAGACAACACCTCTCGCCATTATTAAGTGCAGATGAAATGTTATTCGAACCTAATTTGACAAAAAAACAAACAACTTGGATTGAGAGGTTTATTGTTGTTTGGGATTATACAACAAATTTAGATGTTCAAATGAATAAATTAAGTAGAATAATTGCTAATCAAAGAAAGGAATAACAATGGCAAAAACAAAAAAACTTGATGAAATGACAAATAACGAACTTGCATTAACTTGGCAAAAAAGAATAGAAAAACATTTATTGGGCAAGTCTATTATTAAATTAGAGTATATGTCAGAGGAAGACGCAAAAAAATTTGGTTGGAGTAAAAGACCAATTCAAATTTTATTAAGCAATGGAGTATGGTTGACCATAACTCAAGATGATGAAGGTAATAATGGTGGTGCAATTCATACAAACATTAAAAAACTTGAGATCATTCCAGTAATTTATTAATGACTCTACAAGATATTTATAAAAATGCGAAAAAAATTAATCCCTTGTATAATGGGACATTTTCAGATTTTGTACTTGATTTTATGAATTGCAGAGAGGATTTTTTTGAGACTAATTATTTATGTTTTAAATATGGTTATACTGAAAAAATAGAAAAACAACTTGATTTTTATTATAGACGATTTTATTGTAAAAATTGACTAGTTAAACCCCTAACAATGCGAGAGTGGAGTTAGGGGTTTTTTTGTGTTATTGACTTAATAACTCAATGGCAAAATCAGAAAAAAATCTTTGGCAACGTATCAAAAAATTAAAATTAAAAGGTCAAATTTTTCGTATAGAAAGCAACACTATTAATGGAATTCCAGACGTTTATTGGTTGATAAATAACAAAAGTTTTTGGATTGAACTTAAGTCAAATGACGTCAAGAATTTAGGTCTCTCAAAGTTCCAAATAAATTGGCATTTAGAACATTTGTCTAATGGTGGACAATCTTTTATCTTGCGAGAGATACTCTCGCAGAGACCCTTGAAACTTTTCGAACTTTGGCAGATCCGAGAACCGAGAGACTTGGTTCTTGTTTATTCTTGCGAAAATTTAAGAGACATTTTTAAAAAAATCTTGACGCAATAACCACGTCCCTCGACTGAAACGATATTTCTATCAAGGTCTATGTGCGTTTTTTCGTTTTTTAGTATTAACTAAAAAACGATATTTCTATCAAGGACTATGCAGAAATTTTCTTGTTAATGTTATAACTAAATACCCATGCGCGCGCGAGACTAGTATATATGTAAATTTTTTCCGCTTAACTTATTAACTAATTAAAAAAAATTTATTTTTTTAATTGGTCCTTTAGTTCCGCAGCTGGTCGGCAGCTTGCAAGCTTTCCGGCCTAAATTAAAAAGTTGACAGCTGTAGCCGTCCCATGGTAATAAGATTCAAATCAACTAACAAAAGGTAAAAAATGAATAAAAAAATAATAAAAATAAATTTAAAAAATGTAAGCTTGGAAGAGATTGAAGAGCTTAAAAAATATCTTGAAAAAAATTGCTGGGACTGGAAAGAGGTAAACAATGCCTCTTCTTAATTATTACAGCCAAACTAAAATGGCCAAGGGTGAAGCGTTCGGATATAAAACCGCCATCCTCCACCTGGCTCCGTTTACTTTATCGGGGAAAAATGTCTGTCCCAAAGCTTCCAAAGAGTGTGTGAAAGCTTGCTTGAATACCTCAGGCCGTGGGATGATGCACAGTGTTCAAAAAGCTAGATTAGATAAAACGAATTATTTCTGGACCAATCGCAATGGATTCTTGTGGGATCTCTCAAAAGAAATAGAGCAGCTGAAAAAAAGAGCTAGGTCTCAAGGGTTCAAATTTGCGGTCCGATTAAATGGGACCAGTGATTTGGCGTGGCATAAATTCAAAATTGATGGGGGCAGCACGATTCACGAGTTGCACCCAGATGTTCAGTTTTATGAATACACAAAAGTCCCTAGCTACTTAGATCATGACGTTGAAAATTTAAATATTACCTTCAGCGACTCAGGGCGGAACGATTCGGACATTAGGGCAGCAATCGCATCTGGCCATAATGTGGCGGTAGTATTTGCGGATCGGTTACCAAAAAAATGGAAGGGCAAAAAGGTTATTGACGGTGACCGGCACGATTTACGTTTTCTAGATCCTCGAGGCGTGATTATCGGATTAATTGCTAAGGGTGCTGGGCGCAAAATTAATAATAAATTTATTAAAGCAGCCTGATGTTATATGTATGGATTTTTACTAGATTGCTATGGAAGGAAATTCTAGTATTCATATTGATTATTATTTTACTTTAGAATTATTCTAAATTAGGGGGCAGCTCAGCCCCCTAAAAAAAATTTTTTTAACTATTGCAAATATCTTAAAAATATATAAATTTATGGGAGTGATAAATAAAAAACAAACTAACAAAAAGGAGTTAATTATGAAATCACTGAAACAAATGATCGACGGTCTTGATATAGCCCCTCGAGGAAAAAAAATTGATTATAAGGCTTTAGTCTATAGTCAATTTACCGACACAATAAAAAACTATTCTAAGGTTACAAAATTATTGAAACCAGAACTAGTTGAACATTGTGAATTAAATGACAATTATTTCCAATTTACACAACCTAAGAAAGTTGGAAAAAAAGGTCTTTATATTGGATCGGTTCAATTAGTTACAAAAAACACGTCAAGGTTTGATGTGACTAAGTTTAAACAAGATCACCCAGAGTTATACGCTAAGTATATAATCGGTGGTGTTTCTAATGAGTTGAGAACCAATTATAAACTAGAGGTCAAATAATGGGTTTATCTTATAAAGGTTATAACATTAGTTTAAGACCATTAAAGACCGACAATCAATGGCAATTGGAACTTGAAAAAAGTGGAGGGGAAATTGTACACACTTACACAATCAACCCACAAAAAACACTTTTATCAGTTGAAAATTTTGCCTTAGATCAAGTTGATAAAAAAGTCTTAGAGCAATCAAAACAATAAATCTATAAACACACGCCCCACAACTGGGGCGTGTGGCTCCCCCTTAAAGAAGGCTCAATTAAAAACCAAAATTTAAAAGTAAAAAAATAAAATTTTTTTACGAAAAAATTTTTGACTTTATTAACTATTTACTAAAACTTGTACCACAAATACATGGAGTATGGCCTCTAACATCTAAGGGGTTTATTTCAAGGGGACCCAGAGGTATAGTAAATTTAAATGACAAATACAGAATTATTGACTACAGATCAGCTTCGAGAGAGGCTCGAAAAGGTGTGGCTTAAACATATTAAACTATGTCAGGACAACTTCTTATATTTTGTGAAGAATGTTTGGCCAGATTTTATATGTCGTACAGATAAAGATCCTAATCAGTGGGGACATCATCAACATATTGCTCATGAGTTTACAAAAATTTCTAAACACAAAAAAGGAAGGCTCATTGTAAATATGCCTCCTAGACATACTAAATCTGAGTTTGCATCAATTTATTTTCCTGCTTGGATGATAGGGAAGTTTCCTAAGATGAAGATTATGCAAGTGTCCCATAATGCAGAGCTTTCTGCTAGATTTGGTGCTAAGGTAAGAAATTTAATTGATAGCGTAGAGTATAAACAAATCTTTGGAGATGTTAGACTTAGAGAAGATAGTAAGGCAAAAGGACGTTGGGAGACCAATCATGGTGGGGAATACTTTGCAGCGGGTGTTGGCGGTTCTATCACAGGACGAGGGGCGGACTTACTTATTATCGATGATCCACATACAGAACAAGATTCTCTATCTGATTCTGCTATGGAGAGAACTTATGATTGGTATCTTTCGGGACCAAGACAACGTCTTCAACCTGGAGGCTCAATAGTTTTAGTAATGACTAGATGGGCTCAAGATGATTTAACCGGTAGATTAATTAAAGCCGAAAATGAACCTAAGGCTGACAAGTGGGAAAAAATTTCTTTTCCAGCAATCTTGAACGAGGACACTGAGCCGAGACCCGTGTGGCCTGAATACTGGTCTTACGATGAACTGGAAAAAGTTAAAGCGTCATTATCCATTAGAAACTGGTCTGCACAATATATGCAAAATCCTACTTCAGAAGAAGGGGCTATTTTAAAACGTGAATGGTGGCAACCATGGACAAAAGAGATACCAGTTTTAAAACATGTTATTCAATCATACGATACAGCTTTTAGTAAAAAAGAAACTGCAGATTATTCAGCAATCACTACATGGGGAATATTCACGCCCCACGAATCAGGGCCAGATGCTATTATGTTAATTGATGCAATTAAAGGTAAGTATGATTTTCCAGAATTAAAATTAGTAGCTTTAGATCAATATAAATACTGGCAACCCGAAACAGTAATCATAGAAGCTAAAGCGAGTGGACAAAGTTTATTACAAGAATTTAGAAGAATGGGAATTCCTGTGATGGATTACACTCCAGGCAGAGGTCAAGATAAACACTCAAGGGTTAATGCTTGTGCACCAATATTTGAGTCAGAACAAGTTTATTATCCAAGAGACGAACACTTTGCTCAAGAGGTTATTGAGGAATGTGCAGCATTTCCTAATGGCGAACATGACGATTATGTGGACAGCACCACACAAGCTATGTTAAGATATCGGCAAGGTTCGTTTATAACTACTTATTCTGACGAGGATGAGGTTGAAAAATATAAACAACGTAAATACGTATATTATTAGGAGTTAAGACATGTCAAAGAAAATGAGAATAGGAAAGGCCTTAGTGGGTGCTACAATGTTAGCTGGACTCTTAGGTGGAGTAGGTGGAGCTGGAGCTACATCTAATGTTAGCAGCAGAGATGCACAAAAAACTAAAAGCCCTAGAAAATTAAGAACTACAGATTCTGGTGCAAGAACGATGGTTGGTTCTAAAATTAAAATGAATGTAGACCGAGATGCAAGCCCAAGAGAAATTAGGGAAAAAGCAGATTCGATCAAAGAGACAAATAAAAAAATTAGAGACAAAGTAGAAAGTAGACGAGATAAGGGAGAACTTTCACCAACAATGCCTAAAAGAAAAAGTCAAATATCATCTGATTTTGGTTTAGATTTAATGGGTGGAGCAAAGACCGGTAAAATGGTAAGAGCTCGTGGCGGTGGAATGGCTAGAATGAAACCTACCAAACTTTACTAATGGCAGAAATCGATAAAGTAATTACTGAGGAATTAGAAACTCCTGAAGCTGAAGAAGTTGACGTTGAATTAGAAACTGAAACTGAAGCAACTCCTATGGAGGAGTTAGCAGATGCAGCAGATTTGTTTTATAAAAATGTTGCAGAGGACATGTCGGATGAGGTGCTGCAAAGAATTTCCAATCAATTACTAGACGATTTTAAAAAAGATAGAATATCCAGAAAAGATTGGGAAACATCCTATACTAATAATTTAGATTTACTTGGTATTAGACAAACTGAAATGACAAGGCCATTTAGAGGCTCTGCATCAGTCACACATCCACTTTTATCTGAGGC